ATTACTTCTCGATTTATTTCAGCAAGAATTTCAGCAGACAAAATGTTGCTTAATTCTGACTCAGCATCCAATCCGTGGATTGCTTTAAGGTCTTGTGCGAGTTCCAAAGAATACTTCGCTTTTAACGCACGAGTCTCAGCAGTAACGCTTGATTTCTCGATTGAAAAACTCATTTCTTTGAATGCTCCGCCACCTGATACAAAGCCACCAAGTGCTTCGCCATCGGCAGTAGAATATTGATTTGCCGCAGGAGTTGCACCATCATCACCTGAAAAATCAACATCAGGTTGACCAGCGGGTAATGTTAATGCTTCAGCACCAGTACTAGCTTCGCCAGTATAATGTGATTTCATAGCGAATATGAGACCGGTAGGTCCAGACATAGGCTGAACACCAATTGTATCATACGCCATAAGTTGAGGCATAGTTCTACGTACTAAGGAAATTAGGATTGGATCCCAATTATCTACATTAGCACCAGTAACGTTGGCTTCTTGCAAAGCCTTTTCTTGATTTTCTAAAAGACGAAGTGTAATTGCACGTTTTGTAGCATCTTCGATCTTTGGGAGATCTTCGTGCTCCATAACTGGCTGCCACTTATCTTTAATTTCTTCAGATAAAAACATTTTGTTTTTCTCGTTTATAGTTGATAAATGTGAATTAGGCGCCTAAAACGCTTGGTTCTCTTATTTGTGAAAGTGAAGCCATAACCTTTTTCATTGCATCAGTCATTACCTCTGAGGATCCATTAGCACCCTCTTCTGCAACTACTTCGTCTTTCTCTAACTCTGAAGGAAAATAAGTTTTCTTCAAAGTGTTTAATTTTTCAGTAAAAGTCTCGGCATCATCAAATTCAACACCATCAGCAAGAGATTTCATCTTTGCTTTTTGTGTTTCGGTTAATTCTTCTGTTACTTCTCTGAAAATCTTTTCAGCGGAGGCTTCCGCTAATTTACCTTTTGCATCTACGTTTTTATTCATTTCAGCATCAAGGTTTTCTTTAAGAGATTCAATCTCTTTAGCTTGCTCATCTACTACATTGTACCTTTCGTCAGGAATTTCAATGTAATTATCAGCAAACAATTTTTGCATTCCGCTAACAAAACCCTCTAGGATTTCGTTCTTTTGCTTGTGTTCAATTGCTTCAACATTTTCCTCAATATACTCGGAAACCATATAGTCAAGATAACCATCTAGTTTCTCTGTAATATCGGCAAGTTGATCGGCAGTCTGCTCGGCAAGTTGAGCTTCCATTCTATCTTCGATAGATGCAAGATTCTCCTTGACATTGGCTTTCACCGCAGTTTCAAACACAAGTTTCGTGCGGGATTTAAAATCGTCAGTTAAATCTTGACCGTCAAACAATGCTTTAACATCGTCCTCTACATCAATATTGATTTCGATTTCTTCTTTTTTACTTGATTTGGCAGATTTGGTTTCTTCTACTTCGTCATCCTCATCTTCATCCGCATCATCCCCATCGGCTTCATCGTCATCATCGTCCTCATCTTCATCTTCGACAACATCGACTTCACCAGAACCAGTAACTTTAATTTTCTTCTTCTTTAAAGCCTTGGCTTTTGGATCGGCAGCTTCAGAGATATCAGCTTCAGTAATTTCAGAATCTTCAGCAACCATTTCCAGGTCCCCCTTCTCTAAAAGTTCATCCACCTCTGACACTTTAATAGAAGTATCGGACTCGGCAATTTCGCTTTTCCAAACGTTCTGCTCTTCATCCAAAACCAGCATTTCGCCAATTTTTGTTTTTAACTTCATCAGGGTTCTCCTAATCTTTTTTGATTAATATATAAATTTATAAATGAATCATTTCTGATTATCTATATTTATAAAACTAATTACTTTAACGTAGCAAAATTACTACAACTTACTTACAAAATCTTCAAAAATACTCGCTTCCAAAGATGTTAATCGATCTTTTGAGGCTTTCTTTATGATTTTTTTATATTTCGCAATCTCAACTTCTTGAATCGCACCATTTGCCCAAACCCATTCTTTACCTTCCATAATACCATTTACAAAGGCATCTGGAGCTGACGGGTCAGCGACAATATCTGCGGCCGTAGCAAGATAAAAATCATCTTGTACTTCCTGAATTCCTTTTTTGTTCGCTTTAAGCGAACCCATACCACGAGAGGATACACCAAGTTGGGCTCCCTCTTTGATAAGACTTTTGACAATATTTCCGTGTGGAGTATCAGATACCTTAGCTTTGCCTATATAATTACTTCCTTCTTTCGTTAAAGATGTAATCATATGAGATACCCTTTCCAAATTGATAGTAGGTCCTTCAGGATGTCCCAATTCTCCAAATGCACGTTTCTTGTCTATATATTCTTTTGTATATCGAGCGACTTCCTTATCCATAATTTTACCAGGATAAAATCGTCCATTTTTATTCTTTAAATCTGCTTGTAGAAACACACCTTCAATATAGAGGTCTTTTCCATTTGCTTCTGTAATATACTTAACTGAGTCGTTAATTTCCGATATAAGTCTCATTTTATTTCTTTTTAGTGAATTTGGAATGAACCTTGCCACCATAAACTTTTTGAGCATTCTTAATTTTAGATTTATTTACTTTCTGCCACTTCTTTCTTATCTTGAGTCGTTTGACTTTATTACCACCCTTTTTACGATCAATTTTATCTTTCAGTTTTCCTTGCCGGTTAGAAAATTTCTGTCGGTCTTTATTTTTTTGAGTCGCCCGGCGTTGCATCGTATTTTTGGCTTTGTATTCTTTAAGACATTCCTCTTCTTCGGCTTCCAATTCAGCCCTCTCATAATTGAGTAGTTTGAGCCATTCCGACTCTGCCCATTCAACTATGACTACATCATCAGGCAGAGTCAATGATTCTTCATCAAAATCTGAAAATTTAATCATACTCATTTTGATTTATCTAAAATTCTTCGAGATACGGTTCTGATGTCTTCCTTCTTGTCCTTTTTCTTTTTGTTATCAGTTGGGTTATCATCGTCCGTAAAGGCCTTTGCTTTTTTGTCTCCAAAATTAGCAATGTTTTCGTCCTGCTCTTCTTCTTCTTCGTCATCATCGCCTTTGTCTTTCTTCTTGGCATCAATGGCTTTCTGAAGTGCGGGAGGTAATGTACCTTCTTTTTTTGTCTCGCCTACTGGATCTTTATCCTCATCTTCTTCGTCATCATCGCCTTTGTCTTTCTTCTTGGCATCTATAGCTTTTTGAAGAGCAGGTGGCAATGTACCTTCATCTTGTTCATCATCCTTTTTACCTTTCTTCTTAGCGGCCTTCTTAGCATCATTCTTAGCTTTTCTGGCTGCATTCCGACCATCTTTCTTCTTGTCGTAATTTGAGCCAGGATATATCATCTCTGTCACCTCTTCACCTTCGTGAGTGTGTTCTACATCACCACCTTCGTGAGTATGGACAGTACCATCTTCGTGAGTGTGTTCTTCACCATCAGGATGTCCTTCACAATTTTCTTTGAACATATTTTTAGAGAGACCGTCTCTTATTTCCGTAACTTTTGCATTGATTCTACTGTCTATTTCAGAAGTTAAAACTTCTTTGAAGTTGGTAGGCTTTTTATCTCGTGCGTGTTGCACAAGTTTTCCTAAATTTTCATTTATCATAATAGTTTTTATTTCTTAATATAAGTCAGGTGCTTCGCCGGGGTTGCCATCAGCATCAGTTTTAACTTGTTTATCAGATTTTTCTTTTTCCATTTGTTTATCTAATACATCCATATCTTCTTCGGACTGCATTAGAATATTTTTTCTTACCCATTCGATTGAGTAATAACGTCCAATCATCTCTCCACTTGATATAGTATCAAGCATATCGATTCTTGAGGTCATCATCTCAAGTTTTTTGAGTTCTGAAAAATACCCATCATCTTCAAAGATGAAATTGATATTCTCTTGATAAACGTTCCACTCACCTTTATCAATAATTCCTTTTGCAAGGAGCTGAGTTCTCAATAGAGAATAAAGTAAATCTGAAAAGCGTTTACGTAGCTTTGTTACATATTTAGTAAACTTTATTTCATCTCTTGTTATTTCACCAGTTCTAGATAAACTCCAAGATGAGTCGGTTTCCATTCTACTGGCTGGAACGTGAAGTGACTGATATACTTTCTTCTGAAAATATGCTACATCATCCATATCACCAAGATTTTGTCCTCCTGGTAATGTCTCTACTTCAGTTCCTCGACCACCCTCTTTTCTAGGTAGCCAAAAATCTTCCATCATTGACATTGTATCTTTACCATTAGCTACAGTACCAGTGCTTGCATCATAAACCATCTTATTCTTAAACTTGTTCATAATGTTGCGGAGGTACGCTTCCGCTTTGGATTTTGGTAAGTTACCAACATCAATATAAAACACCCTTCTTTCTGGTGCTCGTGTAATTCTGTAAATAACCATTGAGTCTTCTAACATTCTCAATTGGTTAATCGGTTTCATTGCTTTATGAAGATAGGAAAGAATAACTTCTTTCTCTTTATCATATAGTCCAGAATCAGCCGTAGCGACCGCTTCCATAGCAACTTTTAGGGTTTGAGTAATTCCTTTACTCTCCTTAGTATATATCCAATATTCATCAACCCCGGTAACAACTTCAATGCCATTTTCATCTTTGTCTTTGATAATCTCTTTAATTTTCTTGATATTAGTGGCGTCAATATATCGTAACTCCTTAATACCTTTCTTGATATTATCATTATCAAAAATAATATGAAAGTGAAGTGCTCCATCTTCATACCATCGTCTGAATAGATCAGGTCCAGATCGGTTAAACTCTAATTTCTTAGAGATAACGTCAAATTCTTCTGCTATCATATCTTTGATATTCTTAGGCACATCAACCGTGTCTAGTTTATCAAGATATATTGTAACTGGGTCCTTATAAGGATCCAAAACTATTGCTTCGTTAACTATATCATCAATTGCTGATTCAGCTTCTGGATGTCTGGCAACTTGTCGATATTTAGCAATTAAATCTTGTTGTGTTTTAAATGCGGTGTCGAAATTGATGGAGAAGGCGTTTATTCCCCCTCCGTCAATTACAGTAGAACCATCGTCTAGATTTGGTGCAACAAAGGATTTACTCCCCTTTTCCACCACGTTAGAGCCGATTTTCTTCTCTATCTTATAACCAAATAGTTCCATATCACCAATTGTTGTTATTTAAGTTAGTATTTGAGTATATTTATACGACTCAAATAACAAACAGTATTAATTACCTAATACAGCAACATCAGCGCCATCAATTCCACCATCATCCCAAGATACACTAAAAGTAACTGTGTATTCTTGAACGGCATCAACTGTTTCCCAAGAGAGATCAATTGCTCCAACTTCGCTAGGCCAACCATACACACGTACTGAGTGTGTACTGTTATTACCGCCACGATCAAGTGGTTGAATTGTGATTTCTCTGTGGGCTTCCGCAACATCAATATCAGAACTAAATTTAGTAAATCCTGTGATGTTTTGTTGCCATCCTAAAATGGCTTCACGTACAACGTATCCTTCATCGTTGATAATTGTAGCCGTCCAGTCTGCGAATGTTCTGTCTCCAGGAACCTTCATCTTACGATTCTGATAAGGAACTTCGACTACACCTACAGTAGTAGCAGGTAGAGAAGCCGTCTTAATCATCATCTTGGTATCCATTTGAGCAATAGATACCTCAAACAAGTTAGGACGAGCGTAATCACCTGAATACTGGGTATTAAATTTTGTTATATCCATTTAGTTCTCCTATACTTGTCCAATCACTTCAGCAAAATCAACACCGGTTTTCGTAGCTACGAAATTCAGCGTGATAAAGTTGATTGATTTAGAAGGTTTAATAAACATACTAGCCACAAATTGATTTCCGTCAATGACTTCAGGCGTATTATTGCTTGCATCACATTGAACATAAAAATCATACATTCCTTGTCTAGCTTTAATTCCATTGAGATATGGATTAACCATATTCACGAAATTCTTACGAGTGAATTCGTTGTTGAATTCAAACAAGAAATATTTTGCGGATATTGATATCGCTTTTTCTAGAATAATGAACAATCTTCGTACATTGATTCTATCGAAAGCACTAGGTTTAACCAACAGAGTTCTATCTCCCCAGAGGACTGTGCCTTGACCTGGAAAAGTTACAATTGGATTGATTCCGTTTGGAAGCATATACAATTGATCTCTGTGTGCTAGAGTTGGTTGATAAGCAAGTTTTACAACTCCCTTAATCTGACCACGATTAAGACCACCTGGACTCCACCAAGCATCTCTTACGCTATCTGTATGAGCCATTAGCCCTGCTACATCGCCACTGAATCCGATCCAGCGGTATGTGTCAGAGTAGACATCATAAACGTATTTGTAGTTACCATCAAGTGTACCGTAAGATGAAGCAGAATTAAATGCTACATCGGTTCTCCAAGCAATTACATTGTTAACAGCGTTGGTTGCTCCACCAACATTAACAACTTCTTCTTTTGGAGGTGATACAATAGCGATACAGTCTTTACGACCTTCTGCTATTACTTCAATGATGTACTTAGAAACAACAGCAACCTGAGCAGAGTTCTCGTTAGAGATTCCGCCACCAATTGCTAGGGAAATATTAACTTCGTCCCCGTTTGCTAATGTGTCCCATCCTTGCATATACTCATTAGCACCAACAGTACCTGCATCCACTTGTGGGACCCAAGTATTACCTGCTGTTTCACAATCGCCTTGATCATCGGAACCACCGTCATCACAATGTGCGGCAACTTCAGCCGAAACTGCGATTCCACCACTGAAAGTGTAGGATGTAGCACCCGAATTAGTTACGTTTGCTGTGTTAATCCAAATTAATTTGGACATCTGATTAAGAGTATCCATAGCCCAGATGTTTCCACCGTCGCTATTTTTATCACCTTGTGATAAACCTACAAGATAACTTTCTACTATTTCAGTATCAACTACTACGACTACTGCCATTTCGTTGTTACCGGTATCTGGTTGCACATCGAATGCTCCGGCATATTGCCAGGAACTCCAAGATGCAGAACCATCGTGTGTTTCTACACTAATGCCATTTCCGTATGTACCAGGATATCGGCCGTAAAAGCCTTCTGTCAAAGTACCGGAATCCAACTGTGTTTCAAAATCTTCTTCTCCCGTGATTTGAGTTACGTTACCAGAAGGTGCGGCATTCATCGCACCAGAATCAACGACCCGAACTACTTGAAGACTATTAGTGTACTTCAAGAAAGAGGCAGAAGAAAGAAACGCTGGAAATGTATCGTTGGTTGGTTTTCCAAAGACAGATACAAGGTCGGCTTCTGAGGTGCATAGATAAGGTTCAAATGCAGGTCCCCAAGTAAAACGACCAACTGTACCACCTAAAGAAGTAGCAACCGCGGGAATAGACGTAGACAAATCAATTTCTTTTGTCTGTACGCCTGGGCTTAACTGAAATCCCATCGTTTTTCTCCTATATTAAAATAAGTGTTCAATTATGGCTTTACCCCAATCGTTCTACCGTTATTGAATTATTATGCGATAATTTCGATGAGGTATGAAGAAGAACATCTTCTTCATCCATTACTACTATTTATAATTTCCTCTATTTCATCAACTTCAATGTTTCCACATATTTTGCTATAGCGTGGTCTAAACCATCTGTTTCAGAAATCAAACCATTATCATTATCTGGACCCCAATCCAAATCTTGACTGTCTATAAAAAGCCCTGTATGCCTATAAGGCCAAGGAGGAGTAAAAGGGATAGGATCGCTACGGCGAACCACCCTCCAATGAGTGGGTTGTCCACCAGACAAAACTTGATCAGA